TTTCTAAGTTTTGAACCCAATAGTTAAATAACTTTTGAGGACCCATATTAGGTAGTTGTTCTTTATAGAACCTATGATTTGATATAGGACATTTAATATAACCCTCAGTATTAAACTGTTCCCATAAAGTGTCTATTAATGTTTGAGTTTTAGAGAAAAATTCTAAATCTTTATATTGATCAAAAATACCCCCATATAGTTGTTTAAAGGTAAGTTCTTTACTTGTTTTATAATCAACTCTATACATTTGAGCCATATGGTCATGTATTGACTCATCTCCAAAATCATATCCTATTTGTTTAGCAATTAGGGTTGGGTGGTAGGAATCAATATCAATATCAACAAATCTTCCATTAGTAGAAATAAACGCTTGTCTACTTTTATCTTTAGGTAAAGCGGCAAAGTTAATACTATTAAAACTATTTGATGGTCTCTTAGTTGTAGTGTCTACATTGTACTGTGAGTATATTACATTGTTTTTTATTGAATGGAGGGTGTTGTTTGGTGTAAAATAATCGTCTATAAGTGTTGTATCTACACTAATACCACTTGATTCTATTGTCTGAAATAATTCTATTGCTTTATTATAGAATTCAGATTGGGGTGTGAAGTTTATATATTTAAAATATTCTTCACAACGCTCATAGTGTTTAGCAATAGGGATAAATTTATTTATATCATTTCGATTTGGATATTGTCTATGATAATAATCATAAATAGGAAATGATAAATTTTCTGTATTGATAGGGGCATGTATTAAATTCTTTTTATTTAAAAAATACATACTTGTTTTCTTATCCCTAACAAATACTTCTTTATAACTAGCTATAAACTTTTTTACTTGCTGAAACGGGATTAAAAATGCTTCATTATGTGAAATAGGGATAACATATCCTTTTTTATCACCCTCAGGTCTAATATAGACTAATGAAATATCATTTAAGATAGGATGTACTAAATCATGGTTTAGAATAAGCTCAACAAAACATTTGTTAGTTTGCTGTTGAGCAAACTCCTCAAATTGATGTTGACTTTCTATTAGATAATACATAACCTTTATTTACCATAATATAATAAAAAATTATCTTAAGCCAAGTTAAGGATTTTCTCTATAATATTGAGTCCAATTTTCTTCTAAATAAAGACCTAAACCAAAAGCTTGCTCTTTTTGTTCAACTAAAGTAGTCATATTTTTATTTATTTGAGCTACTTTATTCATATCACCTACTAATTCCCAAAATAAAGAAATATGATTATATAATTGCCAAGACACTTGAGAATTACGTTGATTATATTTATCATATATTTTTTTCTCAATTTCAATAAAAACAGGTTCATTTCTTTTAACTATAAAATAACGAGTAAAAACTCCTTTTTTATAATCTTGCTCTGTTGGAAATAAAGGAGATTGGGCTATATCATTTAAAACCACAGTATTTAAAGAAGATTTTTCATCAGTTGGTCTAACTATCTCTTTAGTTCCAAATGAATTTTGGTTTTGGCCTGAGTAGAATTTTCCATTATAAAGTTTATAATAAGGTCCGGAGTAATAATCTGTAGTATCTTTATAGACAAACTCTGTGCCTGACGTGGTTAAATCAGTAATGATTTTATTTTTGGGTATATAAGGCATAAAAGATTATGTTGTTATAAGACTAACAGGTTTTTCATTATATTGAGCTTTAGGTTTAGAAGGTACACCTATTGTATTAATAGTTGTTTCCCAACCTTTTGTATCTACTTTATGTTCTATAGTTGTAGTTATAAATTTTACTCTATTATAATATTCTTTAGGTAATAAATTTTCACTTATTTTAAAAGTTTGATATTGTCTCATACCACTTAAACCATCTATTGTTAAATTAAGATTTAAAGGTATAAATATTGTGCCAGCTATTTGATCAGTTTTAACAGCTTCTTCCAAATCCATCTGTAAAACACTAGGTACATATGTTGAATATTTTCCAATATCATCTGGGGTTAAGGCTGTTGTAGATGTAGAAGTTAATTTTTTAGCAAATGCTGTAAAATTATCTTTAATTAACTGCTGTTCTTGTAAGCTAGCTGTAATATCAGCTGATTCAGGGTAGTTGAGGTTCGTTTTTTTAGTTAAAAATCTATCAACTATTCCAGTATTAAACCCGCTAAAAGAAACTGAAGTGTCACCTCCACCTTGAGCACTTAAAGCTACAGCATTTCCAATAGATGAATAAACATCACTTTTTAACCCATAATTATTTACAAAACTACCCCCTCTATTATTTTCAGGGCTAAAAGCATTAATATTAAATACAGACATTTCAGGTGGTTCAACTTGATATTTAATAGGTATAAGAGCATTATCTATAACAGAAAAAGTATTAGTAGCGTCATCATAATCTAATTCAAACTGATTTATACCTCCTAAAGCATTACTAATATCACTTAATAAAGAATTTAAAAAATCTAGTAAAATTATATCATTATTTTCATCTACATTATTATCTAGTACTGATATAATATGGTCTATATTGATGTATATATGCATTGTTTTAGCTATATAACTTAGATCAGTTTTATACTTACTACTAACATATTTCATAGGACCTTTATCAAGAGTGACACCTTTTATAGGTATTAAAGCTACTCTAGGGTCAACAGGCAATTGATTTACAGTAGTTAAACACTCATTACTCTCATAATCTGTATTAATATAAAATACTGGAGGATGGGTTTTTATTTCAGGAGAAGTTGCTGATGGAGGGTTTGTAATATTTGGACTTAAATTAACACTTGGAGTAGTTGAAGGAGGGGAATATGTTGTAGCATCATAAAATCGAAAATTATCATTTTTACTAGTATCATACCATAATAAAAACGATTGAATGATTCTTAATAATGCTCCTAATTTTATATAATATTGAGCACTTTGAACATTCTTACCTTTTGTATTTCCAGTTGATTGAAAATTAGTAAAATCAGCTCTTATAGCTTCTTTTTCAGCTAAAATTTTATTTTCTTGATTAGATTTTTTACTTACATCTAATTCAGGTACTTTATAATTAGCAAATAAATTAAAACTTTTATATTTAGCTTTTACTAAAGTAATTAAATCATCAGTATTTAAGGCTGGGGTTTTATCATCACCAGAATGAAAACCATCTAAAAAATATTTTTGTTGTAAAGTACTATTATTTCTAATAGCTCCTAAAATCTTATGAAGAGTTGATTTTTCATATGGATCTGCTTTATCTTTATCATCTTTTTTTTCAATAGAAACATTTGGGTTAAAATTAGTATTAATTCTTAAAGACTCAATAACATCACCTGTAGATATAGCATTAACTGTTATATTATAACTTCCGTTTTCTTGAGCTTCCCATTGAAAATTTTTAACCCAACCAAAAAAAGCATCATAATTTCCAAATGATTCTGCTCTTTTTTGTTCAATTTTTGTAAGAAACTCACCTTGACTCATACCACCTTTTAAGAATTCGCCTGATAAGTTGGGTATGCTAAATCCTTCAATTAAATTTCCTACATCATCATAATAAATTGTATGACCCCATTCTAATAATAATGAATATTTTAATTTTAAAAATAAAAGATTTATAATATAAAATTGTTTTATATTATGGCAAAGGATCTGGATCGTAGCTTCACGGATAGTGCCTCGATTTAGAGTTTTAGCTGATATTTGGGTTATACCTGGTGGGGGGACATATCCATAATTTGAATCAGATAAAAAACCATATGATGTATTAAAATCACTAAACCCTACTCCAGAAGTTAAAACTCCTATTGTACTATTTGGATCTTCAAGATCTCCAGCATACCCGGGTTTAAATCTAGCTGCTTCTAAGATATATTGTGTGGCTAGTCTATTACCAGCTAAATCTAATGGTAATTCATATTCTTCCAAAATTTTATCTGATATATTAACTCCAGATGTTAATCTAATAAAAGGAGTATTAGATGTGAGATATTTTAATAAACTATTATCTTTATTAAAAGCAGATAATTTTTGTTGTCGTATATTAATTTGTTCTCTAACATAATCTTTAAAACCTTCACCTAAAATAGCCATAACTTATGAATTTAGTTGATTATAACGGGATAATATAGTACCAGGGTCAGCTGGGATTCGAATTTGGGTTTCTAATGGGGCATATAACGAATTTTGAGGTAGATGAGGATTAGCTGTTGGAATAATCCACCATAATGTTGGATCATTATAATATTGGGTAGCTAACGAATCAAATCTATCTCCATCAGATGCTACAACATAAATATCATTAATAGAATAAGGAATTTGAGGATATTTAGTATTTTTACGGTATTTAATACCTGATATTGGATTTGATACTATAGGAGTTGAGCTATATCTATTCATATTATTTAAAGACTATTACGTGCCTGGAAAGAAGGGTAGTGCAGCTAAGGTATCTACCGCTGCTTGAAATTGGGCTGGTGTTGGGTCATTAATAAATGAGTTTTTATACTGTGGGGCAGAATAATGAATAGGAGTAAAGTTCATACTTACATCTATTAATCGAGGTAATTGACCTACATATTCTTCTTCATCAAATTTTATAATAGTACCATCAGCAGTTCTATTTATATCCCATCCTGCTTCAAAAGAAGGTTTTAAACTAATACTAGTTAATATTCCAGGCATTTGATTAAAATAATTACCTACAGTTATTTTTAAAATATTGCCCATCATAAAACCTTGATTTGAATATGATGGAGCAGTTACACCTACTAAACGATTTAATTTAGCATATAACGGTTTCATTTCTTCTCTAGAATGAGCATATATAGTAAAACTTAAAGATACATCTCTACCAAATCCTCCATATTTATAAAAATTTTCAGCTCTACCTATGTATTTATAATTCTGCCAATCAGCTTTATAACTATCACCTAAATCAGTAACATAAGCTCTAAAAAATAAAAAATCTGATCCTGGTGAGTCTTTTGAGTCTGTTTTAGGGTTTAAAACTTCAAAATAAAAAGATACTAAATCTTTATTTTGATTATTAGCTATTTCTGTTGTTTTATCCTTACTAAAAAGTACATCTAGTTTATTAATAGCGTCAGAATTTAAAGAAGCATTAGGATTTTTTAATAACTCTTTTTCATCAGTACCATCAGCTCTAATTCCAACACGATATACTGTTTTAGCAGTACCGTAATTATCTTCTCTATTAAATTTACTATAAGGAGTTTGAGGTAAAGCTTCTTCTACTTTTTCATTTATTGTAGCTCTATAATCTACTAAGTTAGTAAGAGATGTACTCTTAGTTAAACCTCTAGATTCTTGTTTAGCAAGTAATTCATTATTAAAAGCATAAACCTCATTAGGGTTTTCAATTAAGTCTTTACTTAATTTAAAAGTAGTAGTTCTATCTCTAGGGCTATTACTTCCATCACCAGCTAAACCTATTCTAGTTCTACCTATACCACCTATAGAACCGGGGCCCCCATCTTGGGAAGTAGAGTATTCAGGATCTCTACTTATATTAAATAATCTTTGATCAGCTGTTCTTGTAGTTAACTGTTTTGAACTAGCTATTTTAGTATCAAACAATAATGATAATCTACCAACATCATCTTGTTCAGCTTTATCTTTGGTAAAATAGTAATAACCATCTCTACCTCCTTCAGCATAACCAAAATTAGCACCGTTTACACCCTGCTTATTTAAATGTATATTTAAAGGTAATACACCAACTTGAGCTATTGTATTAAGTGGATTATATATTCTAGCTAGCCCCCCAGGTATATCTGGGTTCATTCTTTCTAAGGCTATTTGTTTGGTTGTGAATAATATTCCTTTAATGCCACTAAACCAATTAGTTAATCTAGTTACATCAACTAAAGCTGATTGTAAAGCTCCTTGTCTTAAAAAAAAATCAGGAGTATTAGTACTTATACCATTAGATATAGGAGAAACTACATCTGGTAAATCACTAGAACCTCCCCCGGGTAAATCTCTACCATATTTTAGACCTTTAAAACCTTCAGGTACTGTAACTTCTTGTGATGGCTTATAATTTGAACCATCTAAAAGAGTGTACCCACCACCATTATAAAATGATCTTAAATTGGTTTTTAAGTCTATTAAACCCATTTAATTACTGCGGCATGTTAGATATATATCCTGGAGGGGTTATACCTTTATACGCTGATAAAGCTGAGTTTGATGAATCTAATGGATCAGGGAAAACTGCTGGTGGGGGAGTGTTGCCATCAAATGCGGTGTATCTTGATCCTTTACCTCTAAGTTGGGCTTGGATTCCATCCCATGTGTTATCTTCTGTCATGTTATTAAGTTTTTAATTGTTTATTATAAATATATATTAGATTAGCTTCTTACCTTTTTATTTCTAAAATTTCTTTCAGTAACTTCAGCTAATTTATCACCATCAACACTTAATGTTGTGTTATTTTCTATCACTATTGGTTTATCTTTATTAGCTTCCATTGCTGATATAAATTGTTCCATTTTAGCAAAAAGAGCATCATAGTTTCCAGTAGAAGAAGAAATAGGTTTGTTTGTAGTTAAATATACATTATCTTCTTTAATGCCTTGCATTACTGGGGTTAATTGTCCTTTTTGGAATGTAGATACTACTGGGCCGCCGTTAGGGTTAAGTTCACCGTCTTGGGCTTGAACAATGCCATCTTTTCCTTTTGTAACACCACCAAAGAATGAATTTGATACTCCTTGGCCTCCACCTTCAACAAATGAAACTAATGATCCCATTAAACCACTAAATATAGCTCCTACACCCTCAGCTAATTTTTCAGCATTCATAGGATTTTTAGATACAGACTCATGTAGTTTAAGCATCTGGTCTGATATTTTAACTACAGGAGTAATATCTCCCATTTCTTTTATAGCTTTAGCTAATACAACAAATGAATCACTTAACTTAATAATTGCTTCAGATAAAGTTACTAATTTAGAAGCGTCAATATTTGATAATTCTTTAAGTTGAGCTATCTCTTGAGCGATATTAAGCCCAGCAAATGATCCTAAAGCTGTTTTTAAGTTAATAAACGCTGTACCTAATTTTTTAAATAATGGGGCAGCGTTAGATATTTCTCCTAAACTAGTAAGATTAAGAGAAGAAACAGCTAAAGATAAAGCAAGAAAATCTTGCTGTAAAGCATCATAAGTAGATTTTTGTCCTGATGTTATTGTTAATAATGCTGCTATACCTTCTCCTAATGATCTGGCGCTGCCTGGGAGACTAGAAAAGTTTTTTTCTGCGAAACTTATTAATGCCGTGATATTCTCTCCAGCAAATGCTTTAGATACATTTTCTAAAAGTGTTTTTATTCCTGAAAAATCATCTGCTTGTGTTTGGCCATCTACTATTTTAGTAAAAGCAGTTGTTAGTTCTTGGAGAGCAGCTAATCCTTTTTTAAGACCACCAACTGATGTTGTCATTTTAGAGAAATCTGCTTCTCCAAATTTAATTAAAGTATCTATATTTAAAGGACCAGTTTCAACATTAAATATTTTACTTAATGATTCAAAAAGTCTATCTATATTACCATTTTCAGCAAAAGGAGTTATATCTATTTTATCTAACTCAACAAGTTTATTTAAACCATTTTTAAAATCAATAACCGCACTTCCAAGTTTTGAAAATTCAGCTTTAGCTAGATTTCCTAAACTAGTTAATACTTCTCCAAATTTAGAAGTACCTCCAAAAATTTCACTTAATTTATTAAAAACAGGCTCTAATTTATTTTTTAATTCTGTAGCTTTTTTCTCATCATATCCGTCAAAAGCTATATTTATAGCATCTAATCCTTTTCTAATATTTGTAGCACCATCACCCATATTAACAGCTTTATCACCTAAATCAGCTAATTTAGTAAATGCTTCTAAATCTATACCTGTTAAAACATTATTAAGAGCAGTGAAAGCTTCTTTAACACCTGGGAATGTATAGGATTTTATACTGTCATCAGCATTTTTGAAAGCTACTTGTAATTGATCCATACCTGTTACAAGGTTCACAGCTGCCCCAGATAAGTCTGCTTCAGCTAGTTTAGCAAAAGCTAATAAACCATCTGAACCGCCTGGCATGTTTGATTTTTCTACATTTAATCCACCAATAGATTCATTAAAAGCAGTAAATGCTTTTTTAATATTTTCACCTTCTGTTTTAGCAGCCGCACCAAGATGTTCAGCTATATAATTAACACCATTAATAAACTTAGCAGTAGCTAGTTCAAAATTAGAATTAGCTAATGAAGCAAACTCTACAAGAGATTTAGTATCTAAAGAAGATATTATTTGACCAAAAGTTCGGAATGAGGCTTTAACTTCTTCACTAATTTTACTTACTGGTTTTTCAAGTCCAGCCATTGTGTTTACACCATTCAGTAAGTTAGTAGCTGCTTCTGATAATTGGAATTTGGCTGACTCACCAAATTCTTTTAGTTTTTCAAAATTTAATGTACTTATTGCTGAGTTAAAGTTTGAGAATACCCAAATAAATCCTTGCAATTTAGATTCAAGATCATTAGGATCAAACCAATTATCAATATCAGCAGCAAAATCAAATGTAGTTATTTCTTTAATAGCTTGAGCTATTCCTTTTATAGCGTTTACTAATCCACTTCCACTTACTTTACTTAGTTCTACTAATTTTGTAACATTTAAACCTTGAAGAGCAGCGGTAAAAGCTCGGTTTACACCTTCAAGTGGTTTTAATTTAGTTGTTAAATCAGCTGTAAATTTATTAAAATCTGGTGCTTCACCGCCTCCCTCAGGGGTAAGAGTGGTTAGGTTTTTCATACCTTCCATTAAATTGGAAGCTGCTTTGCCTAAATCTGCTTTAGCTAATTCAGCAAAAGCTAATATACTATCTAAGTCTAATACATCAAGAGCACTTTGTAAACCTTCAAATTTATCTTCTAAATCATCAAAATTTACATTGTCAAGACCTACTGTTATAGCTGTGAGACCTTTGTTTAAATCAGCTCCTAATGTATCTAATTTGCCACCACCAACAGCATTTTGTAACGCTGATATACCTTCAGCAACTACATATAATGCTCCTCCCATAGCAACCATAGCTGCTACACCAGCTAAAATAGCTAATGCACCTATACCTGACATCATGGCTGCTCCTAAACCAATAACAGCTCCAGTTAAGACTACTAAAGCAGCACCTGCTTTACCCATATCTTCCCATTTAACAGCAGCAAATTTATCTACAGCTAAAGCCACTACATATAAAGCACCAGCCATAACAAGCATAGCCGCTGATCCAACTAAAACTGTAGGGCCAGCTTTACCTAAAATTATGGCTGCTACTGATAAACCTAGTAAAGCAGCGCCTGCTTTACCCATATCCTCCCATTTAATCCCATCAAATTCTTTAACTGCTTTAGCTGTTATATATAATGAAGCGGACATAAGGGCCATAGCAGCTCCAGCTTTTATTAAATCTCCAGATGCTTTACCCATAAGTTTACTTAAACCAATGATTGACACTCCTAAACCTAATAAAGCAACACCTGCTTTTTCCATATCTTCAGGTTCAACCATAGAGAACTCTTGAATACCTTTAGCCGCTATATACAATGAAGCAGCTACTAAAGCCATAGCTGCTCCTGCTTTTATTAAATCTCCAGATGACTTTGATATTATTCTAAGAATAGCTGTTAATCCTAATAAAGCAGAACCTGCTGTGACCATATCTCCAATATTAACTTCAGCGAATTCTTGGATACCTTTAGCCGCTATATATAGAGATGCCGCTAAAAGAGCTACAGCTGCTCCTCCTTTTATTAAATCTCCTGATGATTTTGATACTAATTTAAGAGCTCCAGTTAATCCTAGTAAAGCTATTCCTGCTTTACCCATATTTTCTAAGTTAACTTTAGCGAATTCTTGGATACTTTTAGCTGCTATATATAATGAGGCAGCTAATATACCAATAGCAGCTGCTCCTTCCATTACTGGTTTTTTTATTTTACCTAAAAGATAAGCAGCTCCTACTAATCCTCCTAAAACTAATATACCTTTAGCTACACTTTCCCATTCAACTTTAGCGAATTCTTGGAATGCTTTAGCTGCTATATATAGAGCACCAGCTAATACTATTAAAGCAGCTGCTCCTTTAAGCATACCTCCAGCCATTTGCCCAAATTTACCAGCGTTTGATACTCCAGCTCCTCCAGCGCCAGCTGCTCCTCCAGCGTTGCTAGCAACACTTGTACCAGTACTTGCTAATTTACCTCCAGCACCTGCTGCTCCAGATGTGGTAGATGCGGCTTTGCTACTTAATCCACCTCCAGCTGCTTGTCGAGCTGCTACCATTTTTCGTTTATCAGCAAAAGATGTTGGAGCTGCTGTTTGTGTTAAAGGAGCAGCTGCTCCACCAGCTGTAGCTGTTCTAGACACACCTAATTTTTCAGCATCTGCTTTACTAACAAATCCTTTTTTACCTAATTCATTTCCTTTTTCATACTGTAATCTACCAGCTTTATCATATTTCATTCCAGCAGGGGGAGCTGAAGGGGAAAGAGGAGGAGCAGACGCCGCATTTTTAGAAACAGTTGAAGCTAAAGGTGCTGCTGCACCCCCAGTAGTAGCTGCTGTTGTAGCAGCTGCTGTTGTTGTAGCTGCTGTTGTAGCAGCTGCAGTTGATCCTTTTCCAAAAAATCCTTTAATTTTATCAAATAACCCACCTTCACCACCAGAAACACCAACATTTTTAACATACATTGGACTCATAGCAGAACTACCTGGGGATCCCATAATAGCTGATTTAAGACTCCTGACAGCTGTTAAACCTTTAAAAGCAATAAGTGTTATAGCTATTTCTTTTAAATGGTTAGCTACAAAACCAAAAACATTAGTTAAACCTTTAGCTAATGTTTCAATAAATGATTTTATATCTTCTTTATGTTCACCTATTTTACCAAAAACTTTAGCTAATCCTCCAGCAAATGCTTTAATCAATACCCCAACAGTTGGAGCTAAATCTCTAATAATACCTCCTAACATTTTAAATATAGGGATAATATCTTTTTTAATAATAGGACCTAAAGCTTTAATAACACCAAAAAGAGCTTCGCCTGCAACGCCCGCTACTTCAGTAAGCATTTTAGCCATATCTAATATAGCAGGCATAACATCGTTTTTAATAATATCAGTCATAGCACCCGCGCTTTTAGGTGAGAAGAAAGCAGTAATCGCTTTACCTAACTCAACAAAAACAGGTCTCATACCACTTATTACAGACATAAACATTTTTATGTTAGCTGGGCTGAATACTGCTTTAAATAATGGCCATAATTTTGTAGCCATATAGTCTCTAAAGTCTTCTAATGAGCGAGACATAGCTTCAGCTCGTTTTGATTTAGCTAAAGATCCTGATAAGCCTTCTTTAGATAATTCAACAGAAGCTTCTTCTAGAGTAAGACCTTTTCTTTGTAGTGCTTGAAGTTGTTTTTCAACATCATTTCTATCTTCACCTAACTGTCTAGCTACATCTGTAGCTGTCATTGCTTCAAGTAACTTATCTTTGCCTATACCTACACTTTTAGCAAATGCTTCTTGTAAAAGGACATTATTTTTAAGCCCAGGACCATGTTTAGCTATTAAATTATTTAATTCTTTAGCGGATGTAACTGTATCTCCTCTTAAAGCCGCTTGTTGATAAGCATCTATGTTTATCTCTTTACCAGACATTGCTTGGTAAGTTAGCTGATCTTGGATAGAGGATTCAAAGTTTAATGTTTGTTCTGCTGCACTTGCTATCTCATCTAAAGTCATATTTAACTTAGTAGCATGGAAAGCAGCGTCAGCTATTGCTTTAGGATTTTGACGTAAATTATAAGTGACAGCAGCACTAGCTTTAAGGGCAGTTTGTTCTACTTTTCTAAGATCAATAGCTGTTTTATGTTCTTTATTTAATAATACTCCTCTAGATCTAATATCAATTAAAGATTCTTTAGCAGATTGATTATTTAAAGCACCTAATTTGAAAAGTTTACCTGTTTCTTCTGCTGAGTAGCCTAGCCAGTATGTTAAGTCATGAGCTTCTTTTACAGAGCCAGCCATTTGGGTTTGCATTACCCCAGTACCATCTACTATTGCTTTAAGAGCAGGACCAGCTTCTGCTACTCTCATAAAAGGATCAGCAGCGGCAGCTGCGTTTAAACCAGCTGTTAATGCATTTACTTGTCCGCCTACAGCGCTAAAGTTTTGGGCAGCAAATTGACCTGCTTTAGCATATTTTTCAAACACAGCAGCAAATGAATCTGCCATGCCCCATAAATTCTTAACAAAACCTAATACAGATGAAAATCCAAATTTAATTAAACCTACACCTTTTTGAACCCCTTTAGCAGCTAAACCAGCCATAACTAAAGGATCAGTTAGATTCTTCATTATACTTTTACCTAAAGAACCAATTCCAACAGATAAAATTCTAAATTGACCTATAAGTCCTGCTGTTTTTTTACCCCCATCTGTAATGTAGTGGGTAAATTCTTTCATTCGGTTTTTAGCTTTATCTAAACCTATTCGGTCAGCTAAAGAACCTAAACCTATTTTTTCAAAACCAGCACCTATACCATCTAAAGCAGCTCCTGTTATGCCTATAGCTTTTTCAAGATTCTCTTGTTCTGTTCTTATTTGTTTAGCATAATCAACAAGAGTTCTATATTTATGATTTTCTTCACCTAAAAGTTTATTTACTTGTTCATGAGCATCTTTATTTTCAATTAATAGCTTAGGTATATTGCTATTTTTATCTACTACTTCATTAAGAAGTCCTTTTTTTTCTTTTAATAACTTTTCTTCTTCTTTATTTAATTTATTTTTTTTCTCTAAATCTTCTATTTCTGTTTTTAATTTATCTTCTAAATCATCATTTTCTTTTTTCTTTTTTTCTAAGAATTCTTCTTCTAGTTTATATTGTTTTTGAAGATCTTCTAAGCGCTTTTTTCCATATTTTAATTTAACAACAGCTAAATCAGCATCATCAGCTGACATTTGATATATACCTTTTTGGTGACTAAGAATATCATCAGCTACACTGTCTATTACTCTAAAAGATTTAGCTATATTGTTAGCTCCACTTTCAGTTTTTCTAATTTCTCTAACAGTATCACTTATAGTTTGAGCAAAACTTTGTGTTTCTCGATTTATTTCATTCCATTCTTCTTTAAGATCCTTAAATAAACGTTTAATAGTATCAGCGTTTGCTTCTACATTTTGAAGACTAGTAGTATTAATATTAGCTTTAAGCTTAATAGATAGTTGTTCTATCTCTTTAAGCATATCTCTTAATTCTTTAGCGTCCTTTGGATCTAATGCCATATTGTTTTATAATAATATATACTATAAATATTAATACTTAGGAGCTGTTTTATTACTTAGTTTACCTCTAAATTGATCTGGTAGTTGAATTTTGCCATCTTTAATAGCTTTAGTTTGAGAAGCTAAATCACCACCATTATTATCACCATTTTTCTCTTCATAATATGCTTTCATTTTATGGAAAGTAAACTTACGAAGCCAAATGGGCATGTTATAGACTGTTTCCCAGTCATAACCGCCCTGGCCATGAAAAACTATTTCGTGAATTTGTGTAAATAAATTAACCCGATACTGAGGAACTATCTCAGAGGTCAGGCCAAAAAAAGCTAAGTCCAACTGGAATATTAACTTTTGAGTCGCTCCCGTCGGGAAAAAAGGTCAAATCAACATCCGGTTGTACCTCCTTTATATGTTCTCTAAAAGCTTTAGAGTCACGGGCTAAGAAAATATTATCAACAAAATATCTAATAGAAGCTACTTCAGTATCACCATTAATAGAAGTAATCATATATTTTAGACGAGTTGATAGTTCTGGAGAGTTAAATTTGTTTATTTTCTTTAAACCTTCTAATTCAGCTGTTACTTTTTTCTCATCATGACCTGTTAAAAGTTTATAAGTAATCTTAACACCTGTTGAAGGAAGAGTATAAGAAAATTCATTTATGCCTTTTTTAAATAAAGACTCATCAAGTGGTTTATTTTCAATAAGTGATAAATCAATTGTTTGTTCTTCACCGTCATAAGTAAAGGTATAATCTTTACCATAACCTAAAATACGAGCAGCTACTAATAAAGCATTTTTATCACCTACTACTAAATCTTCATATTTTACACCTGGTGAGACAATAAGAGATTTAATTAATTCATCTAATACTGTTCCTTTTTGAATGTAGGATTGATTTGTTAAAATATCTTCTTCTTTTGCGGTCATATACTTCATTTCAATCTTACCGCTTGATAGAGGACTTTCTTCAGGATAGACTAAACCTTTTGATGGTAAATCTATAACTTCTGTTGGCATTGTGAACTTGTTTTCCATAAATAATTTTTATTATAACGTTTTTATTTGTTGTATATAAATATATAAAAAAAAAAGAAGCTCGCATTTTTTGCGAGCTCTTTTTATAAAATATTAAATTTAGCTTTTAGTAATTCAATATTGCGTAATCAATTGCTAATGTCATAGTGATGTTTATAGCGGTATTTTCAGTATCCCAGTTATATTCACCAAAGTTAGCATCTTTTACAAACGCACCTTTAAGAATCCACTCAGCTACTACGTCACCTACAGGGCCTAGAGCATTAATAGTTAAATCTCTTTTATAGAAATCAGAGTAACCATCTCTACCTGTTACAGATTCATGTGACCTACGAACCCAGTCCATAATTACTTGAGCACCTGAAGGTGAAATTGGATCATGGAGTGTCATTGTAACATCACCCCAAACTGATTTACCTTTTACTTTACGTAAAATGTTAATGTGGTTTAATATTACTTCACCCTGAGTTAAGCTTACCGCGCTTACTCCTTTGATCATCCATGTTGGTACTCCAGACATATACAGGATAAATCGGTTAGCCTGTTTAGGTTCAAAGGCTGTGAAAAACATATCGTTATTAGGTATAATTGCCATTTTCTTTTAGTTTTATTTGTTAATAAATATATAAATAGTTAACTTTTATTATCCAAAAGTAGCACCTGTTGGAGTAATATTGAAGTTCAAGTAAATGAATTCAGCTGTCTTAGTTGGTTGTAAGTAAATCTGACCTACTAATTCGTTTCTGTCAATTACAGATGCATTATTAATAGAATCATCCATTACAACTTTAAACGCGTACAATCCTTGTTGTTGTTGAACTGACTCAAGGTATGGATTTACTTGAGCTAAGAAACTATTTCTTGTTGAAGCATCATTTTGCTGGAATACTAATGTATTAGCAATTTGACCAATTTGTCTCTTAAGTTGAATTAACAAGCGACGAACATTTAAACGATCAAGAGCAGAAGCTTTAGTTTGTAAAGTTTTCTGACCATATACTACAACACCTTGTCCTGGGAATGTAGCTAATGGATTAACTTTAGCTTGGTATAAATTATCACGAGTTGTTTGAGATAATTTAGAAGCAGCTCTAATTACAGTGCTTAATCCACCTCTGTTAATACCAGCAGGAGCAAACCAAGGATAAGCTACGCTATCATTGTAAGCAAATACACTAGGTATCATTACTGATGGTGGGCAGAATACATATTGCTTAGTTGCTGGGTCAAGTGTTTGAACCCAAGGATAATAAGCAGCTACATATGAAGAATCTATATTACTAGCTTCAGCTATAACATCATTAGCTGAAGAAGAATATCTAGTTAATTCTAACACAAGTACATTATCTCCTCTATTTTCAGTATTTTTAATTACACCTGCTAAGTTAGCTGAAGATGCTAATTTATGTTGGTTATAATTTAATCCAGGAGCTACTAACACATTAAATTGATAATCATTAGCGCTCTTTAATAGATTAAAGGAAGATGTGTAGCTTTGTGGACCAACACCTTGGATATTATTTTGTGTTATTTGATCATAGAATTTAGCACCTTCTATTAATGAACCTTTTCCTCCAGCAAATGATCCACTTTCAGCTACTAAAAGAGGAATAGAACTAGTATAAGCAGCTACTGGGGTGCCACCTACTAAATATTGAGGAGTTGGTTTAGATACTGTACCAATTCTAATGTATCTTGATTTATTAGGATAAGTACCAGTAATTTGTAATGAATCTTCACCATCTACAACAACTTGTGTAAATTGATAATCACCAATTCTTTTAGCTACATAGTTATCATCTAATGGGTCCATTGATAATCCAGTAAATGTTTCTAAAATAGCTGGGTTATTATTATCATCATTACCTCTACGAACATATAAGTTAAATGTACCTGATTGAGTATTTGGTGATACAATTTGAATACGGATATTATTAACTGAACCTGAATTTAAAGATCCATTAGCACCATAAGATAATTGGTTATTCATCATAGCACCTTCAGAAATAGTGAACACATTAAATACTGTTGTAGCACTATCTTGGCCATAAACTGAAGCACTAGCAGGACCATAAGTTCCTGATACTACACGAGTTACTAATAATGTTTCACCTCCATTTTGGAAATAATTATAAGCTGCAATAGAAGTGAAATAAGAAAATGATCCTGTACCAGCTATAACTTCAGTTTCACCAAAACGATTAACATAGTCGGTGTAAGAAGTAACAGTCACAGGAATACCAACAGGTCCAAAAACTGTTGGACCTACAATAGCGGCACCAATTTGAGGTGGCTGCTCTGCTATAAATGAGGAATCTATCTCTCTAGATAAGACACCTGGGGATAATAAAATTTCTGCCATGTTATTTTAAATTAATTAAGTTGTTTTTTAATTGGGGTTTATTGATAAATATCCTAAAAAAATTCAAAAAATTAATTGCTTATAAATTCTCCTTTTTCTAGATTAATAGTACCATCACCGTATTTTTCTTGTAACTGTTTTCCTAAAATTTCTTCTTTTTGTTTTAGTTTTTCATATTCAAGTTTTAGTTTTTGTTTAGTAGATTCTAATTCTTGAAATTGAATTTCAATAGTGCCAAATTTATCAATTATAGAATATCTTTCTTGTTGGATAGATCCTAACTGATTGATTTCTTCTTGAGTTAAAACTTTTATTTTCATAATTTATTTTATTATAAATATTTAAGGGGTTGGTGGAAAATCAGGTGGTATTGAAAGTGGACGATAAAAAATCCCTTCTGAGACTTCATACCAATCTCCATAACCTACATTTTCTGTATTTTCTTCAATCATAATATCATAGTTACCGGGGTATTGCCAAGGAGTAATACCATCCCAAATTATAACATCAATTACATAGTTTGATTTTATTATTGTCCATCTAGCCATATTAAATTATTTAAAAGTATTCAAAAATTATTACAAAACCATCTCCACCAGGTCCACCTGCACCACTAGATAATCCAGTAGCTCCGTTACATCCACCACCACCACCTCCACCCGCTGCTCTACTCCCTGATCCACCATTACCTCCAGATGAAGAGACAGGAGCATGTACTCCACCTCCTCCTCCATGTCCTCCTGTTCCAATCCTTACATTTGATGTTAGATTACTACCACTGTAGTAAAATAAACTTAGTACATCTACTACTGGAGCTCCATCACTACCATTGCTACCTGAAACTCCTGGAGATCCTGATGATATCAGAACTGCACCATTCCATACACTAGAACCCGAGCCTCCTGGGATAAGGGCGTTGGATGAGTTTATGGCTCCTCCTCCACCTCCACCTGCTAGCCATCTAGTTCCTAAAGCATTAGACTCAGCTGGTTGCACCAATCCTCCTCCTGTGTCACCACCATTTACACCTGAGAAATAAAATGGGGGGTATGGATTTGGGACTGTGGCAGTTGTTGGGGCGGTGTTGGTACCTCCTGCAAGAGCGTTACCAACGTTGGTAGCTGATCCTGCTGATCCACCAGGTCCACCTACTCCTATTACAAGAATGGTTGAGCCTGAAGCAAATGAACTATTGGCACCTGTCTGTCCTGCACTTCCGTTGTTATTTATACCTGTTTGCCTAGCACCACCAGAACCTCCTCCTCCTACTGTCACTGTGTAGCTGCCAGTTGTTAGGGATTGGGATGAGAAGTATGCTATGTTTATGTTACCACCTGCACCTCCTGCTCCTCCGTTACGGTTTCCAGCATTTGGTGAAATAGTACGACCACTACCTCCACCACCACCCGCTCCTGCACACACCACTTTTATATACTGTATGTTAGAACCGGTGTTATATGTCCATGTTCCTGAGCTAGTAAAAAAAGCAAAGCTACTAGAACCCGCTATTGATAAGTCGTAATTGACACCTAGGCTATTTTTATAGAAAAGATTGCTACCGCTAGCATACAAGGTTCCGTACCCTGAACTTGGAGTAGCGGGGGCAGACTGTGTTACAAATGAAGCTGTTGTTAGTAATTTAGCCATAACTTTAATAATACTCTACTACTATACATAGGCCAGAAGAACCACTTCCTCCAGGTGAGGATGGGGATTGGCCACTTCCTCTAGCAAATCCACTACCACCACCACCCGCACCATACAAACCTCCATTACCTCCATCAGTAGTGGCATCAAATGGCGCTAATACTCCATTACCACCACCACCTAAACCAACTAAGGTAGAATAAATACTACTTGTAAAATGTAGTAATGCAATTGATGATACTAGATCGTTTGACCCAGAATTTCCACTAGCACTGTTATTAGTGTTAAGAGTGTTCCATTCAAATCCTCCCGCTCCTAAGGAGCCTGAGCCAGGAGTTCCATTTAAAGCTAAATTAGGACCTGCTCCTCCTCCTGCTGTTCCGACAGGAATAAGAGGAGTAGTAAAAAAATTAGCAGCATTAGTTGCGTTATTGCCACCTCCGGGAGTACTTGCTCCTGTGCCTCCTGCAATTGCAAATGCCGGGCCTGGGAGGCAATCTAGTATTGATCCACCCACTCCGCCAACTATAGTAGATCCAACAAGACCTCCAGCTCCACCCCCACTTCCACTACTAGCTCTAACCATTGTATCACCAAAAGTAGTAAAATCGCCTGCAGATCCTGCAATACCGTTTTGATTCGCACCAGAATGAGTTCTACTACCTCCTCCTGCTCCTCCTCCTCCTACAGATATTGTATAACTTGGTTGTGTTAAATCTTGTCTATCAAAGAATCTCCAAGCAATAGCTCCACCACCACCACCTGCACCTCCTGATGCTCTTGTTCCAGTTCCACTTGTAAGAAAAGCTCCACTTCCTCCTCCTCCTCCCGCACCAACACAAATTACTTGAATATGTTTCACATTGGAAGGCTTATTCCAAGTATAGGTTAGGGTACCTTCACCTGGGTTAGAGCCAGTATATTCTAATACTCTGGTATATCCCGGTCCTCCTAGAGGATAGGTTGATCCTGACGCATTCTCAAAGTATAATTTGCTACCACTAGCATACACAACACCAGATCCTATGTTTGGTGTTCCTGTGAATGACTGTGTAACAATTTGTAAACTTTTTAATATCTTACTCATCCAGCTGTATTGCTTAGTTTTATCTGATTTCCATTTGGAGTTTCAGCATATAGATTGCCATCTATGTTAGCATATATAGTGATAAAGCCGCTAGGAGGGGATTCCATTGAGCTTGTAGTAGCAAATTGTATTTCAGATAAAAATTTCATTATTGTGATATATAAACTACATATTGGTTTATCGCTGATACTGGATTAGCAAACACAATGCTTGCTGTGTTATCATTGATTCTTCTTATATCAGGATATACTGTTTCATAATTGTCAAAGTTTTCATAAACAGTTATATGCAAATTTCTAGTATTAAATCCGTGATTTATATCATAGCTTGCATTTATGCCATCTCCTATAATAGAAGAAGTTGAAGTATATGGGATAGTTGACCCTGTAGGTATAGTAACTGTAGCATTATTAAAACTAATAATACCATTGTTAAACCCTATACTAGAAGAAGTAGATCCACTTACAAAATGTAATGAATTATTTGAAACATATATTTTATCCCAAGCTGCTGTTGGTGAACCTAAATTATAAGATGATGTATTATCAATATATGGACCTGCTGGTATTAAACTACCAGAAAAAGTTTGAGTTCCTTTAAATATATTTGAGTCTGTAGAAGCAAAAGCAGATGAAGCTGTATAATAAACTTGGCCTGTTGTAGTGTCAATAGTTAAAACATTTGATTGAGGAATTGTAGTTAAGCCTGGTAAATAAAAAGAACTAGTTACTCGAGCACTACCACTAATATCAAATGTATATTCTGGAGTTTCATTTAAAACACCAATTCTAAATTCACCATTACTTCCTGATGAAAAATGCATTAATGTGACTTGTGGACCAGGTGTTGCATTTTCATTTGATGTAGAGCGTATTTGAAAATCATTAAAACCTAATGATCGTAAAGTCCAAGATTGATAACCTCCACCTCCAAAAATTACACTAGAAGTGTCACCTGATCTAGGGTAAACATATAAAATTCCTCTAATACCTGCATTACCAGTTATTTGAGTTGGGACAGTTGTAAAAGAAGAAAAAGGTAAACCAACTAAATTACCACCATTTAATATTGTGGTGCCACTAATATGAAATGATGCTGTTGGAATTGCATTTAAACTCATACTACCAATTACATTTAAACTCTTAGTTACATTAAGAGAACCAGTTAAGTTTAAAGTATGGTTTTGAGCTGTAGCTGATCCGAATGTAGAAGTATTGCTTGATACTGTGACATTACCAGCTACAAGAGCTCCATTACTTGGTAAATAAAGAGCGTTTGTAGATGGATTATATTGAAAACCACTATCTATATAAGCTAATTTAGCTCCATCAGAAGAACCAGTATAAGCTACAATTACAGGTAAAAATTCATCTGTATTTGAACTTACAGTGACATTCACAGCTGAAGCTGTATCAGCATATGAAGCTGTTCCTAATAATGATCCAGTGAATGACCCAGTGAAAGATGAAGCTGTTACATTACCTACAACTTTTAAAGCTGATCCATCAAATGTTAAATTAGCTTCTCCATCTAATGTGTTAGATGTTCCTGTAGCTGTTACAAGATTATTATTAGTGTTATTATTTATAGTAACTCCACTTCCACCACCTCCACCAATATTACTTGAAGCTGTATAAAATAGTTGACCAGTGCTTGTATCAATAGTAACTATATTTGTTTGAGCAGTATTAGTTAAATTAGGAAATGCTACTGTTCCTGATACATGTAAGCTGTAAGTTGGGTCTACAATATTTATTCCTATTCTTCCGTTCACTGAGCCTGAGAATGGGTAGGTTGCATTAATATCGCTGTGTGATCCTGTTCCGAATATTATTCCTCCAATATTAATAGAATCTTTTCTGCTTCCACTTAGGGTTATATTTGTACCAATGATAATATTATTAGTGCCTATACTAAGACTTGCTGTAGGAGTGTATCCTACTTGATAACCAAGTAATGTTGAATATGAAGCACTTATAGCTCGAAAACCTACTTGAAAACCTAAAAAGTTTGAATTTTCAGCTTTTGTAGCATCTCGACCAGCATAAAATCCTAAAAAGTTTGATTGGTCAGCATCTACAGCACTATCACCAGCACTACTTCCTAAAAAGTTTGAACGATTAGTATTTGTAGCATTACCACCAGCACTTTGCCCTAAAAAGTTTGAACTATTAGCATTTGTTGCTCCAGCGCCAGCATAAAATCCTAAAAAGTTTGAGCCATAAGCATTTGTAGCATTATAACCAGCTCTATAACCTAAAAAGTTTGAGCTACCAGCATTTGTAGCTGATAAACCTGCGTCTTCACCAAAGAATGTACTGTAATTAGCAGTAGAAGGGCTCGGTACTCCAGCATTAAGAGCAATAGAATATAAAGAACTTCCAATTACTGATATTGGATAAGAACTTGATATAGCTCTTGTTGCAAATGAAGCACTTAATGCGTATGAAGCACTTAATGCTAGGTTTGTACTTGTAAATACAGAACCACTTACATATGAAGCTGTGCCAGCAAATTGAGAAGTGGATGATCCTGTCCAACTACTTGGTACAAAATTACCTCCACCTCCTGCTGAGCCTGTAGTGTCTTTTAATAAGGGATAACTACCCATTCTTTTTTTAGTTTTTTAACAAACAAATGGGGAACCGAGAACCCTAATGCGTTCGAAAACGAACCAAGAACCTTAATGCGTCCAAAGACGAACCAAGAACTCTGATGCCCCATTTGTGTGTTAGTTTTTTATCATATTATGGTAATCTATTCATAAACCAACATTTTAAATTATTATTGTAAAGTCCTGGATCATCAATATATGCTTGAGATAAATATGCTGTTGGGGCACCTAAATTAGCTGTAGAGATAGGATCTTGAACAAATGGAAAGATTTGAGGACCTATAGCTACAATAGGACTTAAAGGACCAGATATAAATGCTCCACTACCTCCATTAGCACTACTATTCCAAGCTATGTATCTAAAAGCAACATACATTGGAGAAAATGTAGCTCCATAAGCAAATCTACCTGTAGGGCTATTTCCTACTGTGCTTCTATATGAAGGATACCATGAGTCAAAAGTTGATACCCCTCCAGAAGTATTAGCGTAATATATAGGTCCTTTTATAAACCAACCATTTAAATATTCATATACTGGGATTGTTTGATTGCGGGCTGTTACTTCATAATGATTTGGTCTATTAACTTGTATATCTGCAAAAACAGCGGGGACAACATTTGGATTGGTTCTCCATTTTTGTTTACCTCCTCTAGATGATAAGGGAACACCTAAATCAGCCGCTAACTTGTTTATATAAACTCCACCTCCACTATTAATATGAGAAGGTGGTATAAAATATGATTGTCCTCCTTTTCGCCTGCCTCTTTTAAAATGAACTAACTCTACAAAAATACGATGATTAGCTAACATTTCATCTGTTATATCCATAGTCACTACTCTAGGACTATTATATAACTTAGCATTAGTAGCCCCAGCACCCCCACTAGCTGAGTTATATGATTGAATTTCAACATAAAGTTGAAATGGCACACTTGACGAGTTATATAAAATTACTTTAGGTACAGGTAAAGAAAATGTTCCAGTTGATGTAGATCCTCCTCCACCAATAGCACTTGAAGCTGTGTAATAAACTTGGCCTGAAGATGTGTTATAGACTAATACTTGAGTTTCAGGAGATGTAGGTATTCCTCTTAAAAATACATTTGAAGCACTAACATCAAACCATGATCTTGAAGCAAATAAAAGATTATGCCTATTAGCTACTAAACTATATATAGTATATGAATTTCCACTAGAAAAATTTTGCCCAGCCCCTGGGGTTACAGTAATATCATAACCACCTCCACCAGTATTTTTAACACTAGTAATAGTAAAAGTTTCACTACCTGAACCTCCAACTACTGTTATTATACTTCCAACAGAAGGACCAGTACCGGATATTTGTTTAAGGGTAAAAACTGTATCACCTATTTTAGGGGAATTAGTTAATTCTCCTGATCCAACAGCAGTTAAAGTTTCTGTTCCATCACCAATTATGAATGCGCTTTGTGATGGTAAAGCTATATTATATTGACCTACTACTGTTGAGTATGATCCAGACGCTATAGTTCCTT